AACTTGAATATGGTGATATTCTTACACGTGAAGGATTTAGAACACACCAAGAAAGTGTGTTTGGCCTTAGCAATGGAAATGACTCGTTTCTTGAAGAGGCAGGTGAGCCAGAAGATGCCGAACCACTTATTCAATGGGGTGCAGATAATCCTTGGTCAGAAGGCGACTGGTGATGTTTACATTTATGCAATGGTTAAAAGAGTACGTTGAAAAACTTAAGCGTGATAAGAACGACAAGTTGCCTGATAACGACACGACTGACCATATAGCAACCGTAATGAAAGGTGACTCGTAATGTCATTATATGGAAACCAGCCGTTCTATTTCGAACTTCTGAGAAAATATGTAATATATTTTGGTAGAGTTTTTTCTGATATTCGTATCACAGAAGAAGACGAGAACGGTACACAGATAGGATTAACACGTGTTCCTCTTGACTATTCTGGTCGAGATAAGAACCTATTACGTGTTAATACTAAGCCAGATTCACCTGAATTTGAAAATTGCCCACCCGGTTTTCTAAGGTTTCCAATCATTGGTTTTGAGATGAATGGCATGTCATATGATCCAAATCGCAACTTGCCTTTCATGGATCGTACTGTTCGTAAAGCAACTGACCTAAATAAACTGAGAGCACAGTTTCGGCCATCTGCATGGGACTTGACTTTCTCTGTATATGTTATGTCAAAGAACATTACACAGGGCAACAAGATAGTTGAGCAGATTTTGCCATTCTTCTCACCATCATTTACTTCATCGTTAGAGGTAATTCCTGAGCTTGATATTGTCTTAGACATTCCTATTGTGCTTGATGGTGTTCAGTTTCAAGACGTTTATGAAGGTGAATTGACAGCACGACGAAATGTTTTCTGGACATTGAACTTTACAATGATGGCATATTTCTTTGGTCCTATTACCGAGAAGCCAATCATCAAAGTCAGCAATACGAATTTCTTTGTGGGCAATACATCTGCATATGGAAATACAGCACCACTATCAGTTCAAGTCACACCGGGTCTTGATGCCAATGGAGCAGCAACAACAAACAGTTCTATCACCATACCATATGCCAATATTGCTGTTGATGACTCATATGGGTATATTGAAACATGGTCAGATGAAACCAATTCAAATACAAGTTTCTAACATGGAGTTTCTAATATGAAGACCTTTAAGCAATACCTATATGAGATGGCCAGGCAACTCAAAACAGATGCACCGGTTGATTATGCTCCTCAGGAGTTTCTAGACCATCATGCTAACAAAGGATTAAAACACGTTGGAAAGATAGATCATAACTACGATTTGTATGCACACCATGATACAAGTAATGATGATTTCCCAAAAACGTACTATCATGCTGTGCATAAAGCGACAAAGAAATCTCATATGATGGTTAGTGGAAATCATCCAGATGGTAAGAAGGACTTTTATGTAAGCAATCTACATAGTGTTCATCCAAAAGAACGAACAGGATTGCATGCATCATCTGTTTACGATTCGATATCAAATCATCATAACGTTTGGAGTGATTTGACTCATACTGTAGCAAAAGGTGGCCATGGAGGATCTGCTCTATGGCAACGCCTGAGGAAAGAACATCCCGACAGGATTCACGCTGCTACAACACGTAGTAATAAACAATTACCTGCTTCAGATGCAGATGGCAAAGATTATGTACACAACGTACTAAGACAAAAGAATAAATGATATGGCAGATGATAAATTAGCAGAAGAGCTAGGCATTGTGCCTATGCCACAAACAATCAATGTTCCTGCCAAAAGGCATGATGTTGATAGTGATGAACAATTCAGTGAAGTTCAAGCTAATATTCGCAGCGCAGCTGATGTTGGTGAAATGGCGCTTCAGGAGCTCGCACAGATTGCGTCGGCGTCTCAACATCCACGTGCTTTTGAAGTCGTATCAACAATGATTGGGCAGATTGTTAATGCAAACAAGCAGTTACTTGAAATAGAGAAACTGAAGCTTGAGATTGAAAAAGAGAAGAATGGCGGACAAGTTGAAGATCCCAAGGTTGTAAATAATAACCTATTTGTTGGTTCAACTGCCGAACTTCTTGAACAACTAAAAGGAAAGAAAGAATGAAAAAGTACAAAGATATTCTTGAAACCAAAAAGGCAATGGGTAAAATCAAGCCAAAGGTTACAAAGAAGCCAGTTCGTAAGACAAAGGCAAAAAGCAAGTGGTAATTTGCCATGACCTTTGATAACCAACTTGGTGAAGATAAGAAAGGTTATCTGGGTAATGCCCAGCTGAAACGTACAGGTGAACAGATTCCCTGGACGAAAGAACTGCTGGAAGAATACATGAAATGTGCAGAAGACCCTATTTACTTTGGTGAACGATACATGAAAATCGTTGTCAAGGGTAAGGGTCTTCAGACCATTGATATGTATGACTATCAGAGAGAAATCGCAACTGCTGTAATGGAAACTAACTCTGTTGTTGCTGAGTGTGCTCGACAGTCAGGCAAATCAACCATCATGACAGTTGTTATTCTATGGTACATTCTGTTTCATGAACACGTTTCTGTTGCTATTCTGGCCAACAAAGCTGACACCGCTCGTGAGATTCTATCACGCATCAGGCTTGCATATGAGCATCTGCCTGACTGGATTCAGCATGGTGTAAGGGTATGGAACAAAGGTGATATTGAACTTGAAAATGGTTCAAAGATTCTGGCTGCAGCAACATCATCCAACAACATTCGTGGTTTCTCTATTGATATGCTATTCATCGATGAGGCTGCATTTATTGATGGCTGGGATGACTTCTTCACATCGGTTTATCCGACGATCTCATCAAGTGATACAACAAAGCTTATATTAGTTAGCACGGTGAATGGTCTGAACCACTTTCATCGTATCACTTCATTGGCTCGTCAAGATGTCGATCCTAAAACTAAATGTGGTGTAAATGGTTTTCGTCTTATATCTGTTCCATGGAATGCAGTTCCTGGACGTGACGAAGAATGGAAACAAAAGACGCTTGCTGGTATGCAGTTTGATACCGAGCGGTTTGCACAAGAATTTGAAAATGAATATCTTGGTTCTTCTGGAACGTTGATATCTGGCCCAGCTCTCAAAATGCTCACTGAAGGTGTTCAGGTACCAGGCCTTGATCATGAAAGTGCAAAAATCTATCAAGAATATATTCCACAACATGAGTATGTCATGACAGTTGATGTATCTCGTGGTCGTGGACTTGACTACTCGGCATTTCAACTTATCGATGTTACTGAAATGCCATTCAAGCAAGTTGCTGTATATCGTGATAACAACCAGACGCCAATTGACTTTGCACAAGTTGTATTTCGCTTTGCAACACATTATGGCAATGCTGCTGTATTGGTTGAAGTCAATGATATTGGTGGTCAAGTTTCTGATATTCTATGGGGCGACTTTCAATATGATAATCTGTTATGTACCGACAATGCCGGTTCACGTGGACAGGTTGTTACTACAAATGTGAAGTCATCAACCTATAGAGGTATTCGTACCTCAAAAACTACTAAGTCGAAGGGCTGTGCTTTATTGAAGTTGTTGATTGAGCAACAACAGCTTATTATTCAAGACCATGATACAATTCATGAGCTTTCGACCTTCTCGAAAAAGGGTCGATCATATGAAGCAGAGTCCGGTCGTAATGATGATCTTGTGATGTGTTTGGTTATGTTTGCATGGCTCTCACATGATCAGTACTTCAAACTATTGACTGATCATAATACTGCAGCTGAGTTAAGACAAAGAAGAGAAGAGCAGATCGAAGAAGCTCTGTTACCATTTGGCTTTTCAACTGATTCGAGCCCTGCTAGTAATATAGCAGATGATCTTGAGTTATCAAAGCATACTGATGAAAATTGGTTTGCAGATGATTCATGGATGTTTCGATAGCTTATAAATATCTCAATTTCATAAATATCGAGTAAGCTAAAACTAGCATTAATAACCACCAACCCATAAGGGAGAAAAATATGGCTACTTCGCTTATTTCACCTGGTGTTGAGGTTAGGGAAATCGATCTTACAACGATTGTTCCTAACGTGTCAACTACAGAAGGCGTAATCGCTGGCGTTTTTCGTTGGGGACCTGTCGATGAGCGCGTGCTTGTTGACAGTGAAACCAATCTTGTAAATCGCTTTGGACAACCAACTAATTTAAACCCAGAAACATTCTTCACTGCAGCAAGCTTCCTTGCATATGGCAACAAGCTTTATGTGACACGTGTTGCTAACACAACCGGTTCTTCGCCATCATTCTCTGTTACAACAGATGGTACAACAACTGTTACTGTTGCTGACACGACTGGCCTGGTTTCGGGCATGGAAGTTATCACAACTGGTGCAACTACACTGGCAACCGGTGCAACTGTTTCTTCTGTTATCAACACAACAGCTTTCACTATAACTGATGTAAACGACGTTGTTGGTTCTGCTACTGGTTCAGTACAATTCCTTTCAAACACTGTTTTCTCTTCTGTTGCAAACTCTGGTCCTGTTGCTAACGTAGAATATTCAACTATTCTAAATGAAACAGACTGGGATAACAAAGACGAAACGATTGATACAGACGTTAAGTTCATTGCAAAATGGCCTGGTCGTCTGGGTAACACCCTGCGTGTTTCTATTTGTGCAAACACAACTGGTTTCTCATCAAATGTTGATTTGTCAACGTTCGGTTCATATGCAGAACTTGCTGTTGTCTCTGGTTCAAATACTGCAACACTTTCTATCACAGCTGATGCGATTGCTGATGCTTCTGCTAATCAGACAGCAATTCAAACACTGCTTAATGTTACTGATCTTCTTACTGTTGGTAACACAGTGATCGGTGAGCAAAAGTTGAAAATCACTGAATTTACAAATGCCGCAAACACTGGTACAGCAAACGTTGCTGTTACTGTTGATACAGTTGCTGGTAACACAACAGTAACAACAACAGACACAACTGGTTTGATTGCTAACATGATCATCACATCTGGTGATGCTACACTGATCGGCAAAAAGGTTGCTTCTGTCACGAACTCGACTTCATTTGAAATCGATTCTGTTTCAACTTATACGCTTGCTTCTGAGGCCATTCAGGTTTCACCTGTTGCTTCTGTTAGCATCAACTTCGAAGACAAGTTCACACTCTCAACTGATTATAAGTTCCAGTCATCAGTGACTGCTACTAAGTTCATTCCTCGTGAGTGGGAATTTGCAAACCTCGTTGATGTCGCACCTGGTCAGTCTGATTTCATGCGTGAGCAAGGTAACACTGCAGCATTTGATGAAATGCACCTGGTTGTTACTGACAACCTTGGTCGTATCACAGGCGTTCCTGGTACTATCCTTGAGCGTTATGACGCTTTGTCTGTTGCATCAAACGCTAAAACTGTTGATGGTGGCACAAACTACTATCGCACAGTTATCAACGAAAATTCTCAGTTTGTTTGGGCTGCCAATGATCCTGTTGGTATTACTTCTAACACTGCCACAAACGTTGCAACACCGACGCTTGACACGCTTGTAATGAGCTTCAGTCTTGGTCGTGACGGTGCAAATGAAGAAAACATCGAAGTTTCTTCCTTGACCGGTGGTTATGAACTATACAAGTCAAAAGAAGATGTAGACATCTCTTTGGTACTGCAGGGTAAAGCACGTGGTACTACGCTGGCTAACTATCTGATTCAACAGATCTGTGAAC